GGTGCTGCCGTCAAGAGACTTGGTGGTTCTGGTATCAGTCTTCCTCTTGCCAACTCTTACCAACCCGAAGGTGAGAATATCGAAGAGGTTGCTGCTTGGCAACGTAAGGCAGGAAAGAACAAGGAAGGTGGTCTCAATGAGAAAGGACGCAAGTCCTATGAAAGAGAGAATCCTGGTTCTGATCTGAAGGCACCTTCCAAGAAGGTCGGCAATCCTCGTCGTAAGTCCTTCTGTGCCAGAATGTCTGGTATGAAGAAGAAACTGACTTCTTCCAAGACTGCTAACGATCCCAATAGCAGAATCAATAAGTCCCTCAGAGCGTGGAACTGCTGATATGAAAAGTTTTAATCAATTTTTATCCGAAAGCATCACCATCAACGGTGACTTCAATGGAACCCTCAATATGGGTGGTTCTCAACCAGAACAGGCACAAGAGTCCTTCTTTGCCGATGTTGTCTGGGAAGGTAAAATCTACCGTCTAGAAGTAGAGGGTGGTATGATGAGTAAAAATGAACTGGCAGAACATATTCAGGGTGAGTATCCTGGAGCAATTGTTCATAACATTTATCCTGGTGTACAATCTAACAGAATCAAAAGTTCTTCAAGATATCAACCAGAAAGACTGACTTGGAGTGACTAATGGCACAGTGGAATAAGAACACACAGGACTTTCTAAACCAAGAAAGAACTCTTTTTGAGGTATTCAATATTGCCGACCATTGGGGTCAGCAAACTAACTGGGTGCCACAGTTTACTGGTAAGAATAGATTTAAGGTATCTCCCTTTCAGACATCATTCTTTAACACATTCCAGTATGGTCTAGAAACTGATGTTTGGGAAACTGATACTACTGGCACTGCCTCTGCTGTTCACAATCCCGATGCTTCCAATGTCACAATGTCAGTTGGTAGCACTGCTGGGGATAAAGTAATCAGACAAACTCGTCAGGTTATGCGATACATTCCTGGTAGAGTATCACTGGTATCTTTTGCTATTCGTTTGGAGACTCCAGTAGCAGGAGTTCGCAGAAGATTTGGTATATTTGATGGTGAGAATGGTGCTTACTTTGAGGATGATGGTGGCACATATTCTTGTGTTCTTCGTAGTAATGTAACTGGTAGTGTAGTAGAAACCAGAGTAACCAGAGACAACTGGAATGGTGATAAGTTAGACGGTAACGGATATAGTCAAATCACTGCTGATCCAGAAGCAGTCCAGATGATTAACATTGAGTATGAATGGTATGGTGCTGGTCAAGTAATCTTCAGTTATACTATTGACGGTGAAACTCATAGTATTCATAAGTTTAATATCGCAAACCGTCAAAATCAAGTTTGGTGCTCCACTCCGTTCCTTCCTATTCGTGTTGAGATAGAGAATGTAACTGGTGCTGCTGGAACTCATTACATCTATCAAGGTTCTAACTCTCTGACCCAAGAAGGAGAGCCAGAGAAACTTGGCACACTTATTAGTTATTCCAACTCCATCTCTGGCACTACACTGCCATCAGCAAATACATTCTACCCTGTCTTGAGTTTGCGTCTCAAATCTAACGGCCTTGCTGGTATTGTATTACCAAGGTCTCTACAGGTAGCAACAAACGATAACACGAATGTATTCTGGAGACTGGTAGAAAATCCAACTCTTACTGGTGGCACTTGGATAGACCATCCAAACCCAGATGCGATTACTCAGGTGAATACTACTGCGACTGCTGCTACTGGTGGTGTAGTTATTCTATCAGGATTTACTGTTGGTGGTGGTGCTAATCTGATTGATCTTGACGACAAGGCATCACTACAGATTGGTAGAAGTTCGTTGGGAACGGTGAGTGATATTTACACTCTTGAGTGTGCCTCCCCCAACACCAACAAAGCTGCCCTCGCAGTTCTTAACTGGTTGGAACAAAGGTAATTTATTATGAGTGACAACATTTATCTTGGTAATCCTAATCTAAAAAAGGCAAATACTCCTCTAGAGTTCACGAAAGAACAAATCAAGGAGTTTATTAAGTGTAAGCAAGATCCTGTTTACTTTGCTCAGAACTATGTAAAGATTGTTTCTCTGGACGAAGGTCTTGTACCATTTGATATGTACAAGTTCCAGAAGAAACTAATCAGGAACTTCCATAACCACAGATTTAATATCTGTAAGATGCCACGTCAGACTGGTAAATCTACGACGTGCGTGTCTTTTCTTTTACACTATGCCGTCTTCAATGACAATGTAAACATTGGTATTCTGGCAAACAAAGCAGCAACTGCCAGAGAACTTCTCGGTAGATTACAAACTGCTTATGAGAACTTGCCTAAATGGATGCAGCAGGGTATACTATCATGGAACAAAGGTTCGATGGAGTTGGAGAATGGCAGTAAGATACTGGCAGCTTCTACATCTGCGAGTGCTGTCCGAGGCATGTCGTTCAATATCATCTTTCTCGACGAGTTCGCATTTGTCCCGAACCACATCGCTGACTCGTTCTTTGCCTCTGTTTATCCTACTATTACTTCTGGTAAAAGCACAAAAGTCATCATAGTTTCAACGCCACATGGCATGAACCATTTCTATCGTATGTGGCATGATGCCGAACGGAGTAGAAATGAGTATGTTGCCACTGAGGTTCACTGGTCAGAAGTTCCTGGAAGGAATGCGAAGTGGAAGAAGCAGACCATTGCCAACACTTCAGAAGAACAGTTCCGTGTTGAGTTTGAATGTGAATTCTTAGGATCTGTTGATACTTTGATTAGTGTATCTAAGTTGAAGACACTGGTCTATAATGATCCAATCAAGAGAAATGCTGGTCTAGACATTTATGAGAACCCGATCGAAGACCACAACTACATCATTACGGTCGATACAGCTCGTGGAATCGATGGTGATTATTCTGCTTTTATTGTATTTGACATAACCAACTTCCCATATAGAGTAGTAGCAAAATATAAGAACAATGAAATCAAACCGATGCTATACCCAAGCATCATTCATGATATTGCCAAGGCATACAACTATGCTTACACACTGATCGAAGTTAATGATATTGGTGACCAAGTGGCATCGATTCTCTTCTTTGACCTTGAGTATGAGAATGTGTTGATGTGTGCCATGCGTGGTCGTGCTGGTCAGATTGTTGGTTCTGGTTTCTCTGGAAAGAAGTCTCAACTTGGTGTCAGAATGACATCGGCAGTTAAGAAGTTGGGATGTTCTAACCTCAAGACTTTACTTGAGGATGACAAACTGATGACAGTTGACTATGATATCATCGCAGAGTTAACTACATTCGTTCAGAGAAAGAATACATTCATGGCAGAAGAAGGTTGTCACGATGACCTTGCCATGTGTCTTGTTATTTTCTCTTGGTTAGTAGCACAAGACTACTTCAAAGAGATGACTGAGCAGGATGTTCGGAAGAAGATCTATGAAGAACAAAAGAACCAGATTGAACAAGATATGGCTCCATTTGGATTTGTTCTGGACGGCATTCACAATGATGATGGTTTTGTAGATAGTGAAGGAACCAGATGGAGTTCTGGTGCTGAGTATGGTGATATGTCATATATGTGGGAATATCACTGATGGATTTTGATGAAGAGTTTGAACTAGAACATCTTCTCTTCCATCATAGAAAGTGTAGATCTTGTTTTAAAGTAAAAGATCTTATGTCAGATTTTTACAAAACAAGGAGGGGTAGTGGTCCTTCTGCTTATTCATATGAGTGTAAGCAATGTACCAAAAAACGGGTTCTCAATGCGAGAAAAGCGGAGCAGAAAGTCAGGAAATGGGAATATCCTGACTGGTAGTGTGTTCATTCAGTGTTTCCCCAATGTAAAGATACCAAATAATAAATAACTCTAGCATTATTTGGATTTCATAGGGAGAGAAAGATGCCGCTGAACTTAGCATCTCCTGGTATTGTCGTAAGAGAAGTAGATCTTACTTCTGGAAGGGTTGACCCTACCTCAGATAAGTCTGCTGGTATTGTTGCACCCTTTGCGAAAGGACCAGTAGAGACTCCTACATTAGTCGAAACTGAAGCAGACCTGCTGAACACTTTCGGTGAACCATACGCTGCTAACAATCACTACGAGTATTGGTATACTGCTTCTTCTTATCTTGCCTATGGTGGGGTACTGAGAGTAGTAAGATCTGATAACTCTGGATTGAGCAACGGTCTTGTTGGTACTGCTACAACAGTCAAGATCAAGAGCAACGATGATTATGTAAACCAAGGTTATGACACTAATGTCATCAATGGTGTTACTGTTATTGCCAAAAACCCTGGAACATGGTCGAACGGAATTAAAGTTGCTATCATCGATGGTAGAGCAGATCAGATTCTTACTGGTTACTCTGGTACTTCCGTTTCTGTCGGTTATGGTGTAAGTCAGAAAGTTCCTGCCAATACAGTTGTTGCTGGTGCTGGAACAACTTCTGTTCTCGATGGATACTTCAAGGGTCTTGTCACCAACGTTGGTGCTGGAACAAGTCTGGAAGTTAAGTTTACTCACCACGTTTCTGCTGCTGGAACAGTAACTGCCTACGATTATCAACCAGGTGGTACTTACAGATTTGCTAACTCTGCTGACGGAGGAGTTCCTGCCACTGGACTGTATATCTTTGATAACAACGGTTCCCTGATGGGAATCTCCACCTACACTGCTCAGCAAGATTGGTTCGATCAGCAAGAAATCACACTGACATCTGGCAATGTCAAGTGGAATAGAATTGCTGAAAGACCCACCACAACTGCTTATGGTGCTGATCGTAACGCAAGAAACGACGAACTGCACGTTGTAGTATATGACGATCTCGGCAAGGTATCTGGCAATGCTGGAACCATCCTTGAGAAGCACCTGAGCCTCTCTAAGGCAACTGATGCTGAGTTCTCTGCTGGCACTGCTCAGTATTGGAGAGCATGGTTACAGTTCAACTCCACCAACATCTTTGGTGGTGGTCAACCTCTCGGTGTTACCACAACTGGTTTTGCTGCTAATGCTGGAACTGGTTACGGTCTGTTTGCTGATGGTGGTTGGGATCAGAAAGTTGCTGACACCGTATTTGATGGATATGGTGCTGTAACATCTACCCTTGCTGATGGTAAGGATTACGGTGGAGCAACTGGTATCACAACCAACTCTGGACTTTCCGTTAACGTTGGTGATCTGGCAACTGGTTACGACCTGTTTGAAAATCCAGATGATTATGACATCGATTTCCTGCTGATGGGATCTGGTGCTCATGGTAGAGAAGAGACTCAAGCAATTGCTAACAAAATTATTGCCATTGCTGAAGAGAGAAAAGATGTAGTCGCATTTGTTTCTCCATATCGTCAGGCATTCCTTGCTGATGGTGCTTCTATCTCTCTTAACTCTACCGCAACCATCACCGACAATCTGGTAAGTTACTACTCTGCTATCACATCGTCTTCTTATGCGGTGTTCGATAGTTCCTATAAGTACACTTACGACAGATTTGGTGATACCTTCCGTTATATCCCAATGAACGGAGACATTGCTGGTACATGTGCCAGAAATGACATCAACAACTTCCCCTGGTTCTCTCCTGCTGGAACCTTGAGAGGTGCCATTCTGAATGCCGTTAAGTTGGCATACAACCCAACCAAGGGACAAAGAGACGTTCTGTATTCTAATAGAATCAACCCAGTCATCTTCTCTCCTGGATCTGGTATTGTTCTCTTTGGTGATAAGACTGGTCTGGCAAGAGCATCTGCTTTTGACAGAATTAACGTTCGTCGTTTGTTCGTCTATCTCGAAAGAGCAATTTCTGCTGCTGCCAGAGATCAGATGTTTGAGTTTAACGATGAGATCACAAGAACCAACTTTGTTAGCATCGTTGAACCTTTCCTCCGTGATGTTCAAGCCAAGAGAGGCATCACTGACTTTGTAGTCAAGTGCGATGAAACGAACAACACTGCTGCTGTGATCGATAACAATGAATTTGTTGCCGATATCTACATCAAACCCAATCGTTCCATCAACTTCATCGGTCTGACCTTCGTTGCTACTCGCACGGGTGTCAGTTTTGACGAAGTTCTCGGAGTTTAATTTAATAAAGAGGTAACAAACCGATGGCGGACTTAATTCAACAACAGAATCCCCCAAAGACAGCTGATCGAACTATCGATAGATTTAAGAGCAGATTGTCTGGTGGTATTGCCAGACCTAACCTGTTTGAGGTTGTTCTTACTTTCCCCGAAGGAGTAGTTGACCCTAGTGTTAACGATCTTGAGTCGAAAGTTAGATTCCTGGTAAAGGGTGCGGCTCTGCCCGCATCCACCGTTACCCCAATCAACATTCCTTTCAGAGGAAGAAATCTTAAGATTGCTGGTGACAGAACATTCGATGTCTGGACCGTTACGGTTATCAACGACACCGACTTTGCTATTAGAGGATCTTTCGAAAGATGGATGAACTCTATTGCTAAGGTATCCGATAACTCTGGTAATACAAATCCAGTTGACTATCAGACCGATGCTATCGTTCACCAACTTGGTCGTGCCCCAGTAACTGGTGCTGGTTCTGCTCAAGACAGTGCTGTTGATCAACCAATTCTGAGAAGTTATCAGTTCCACGGAATTTGGCCAACTAACATCTCTGCTATTGCCCTTTCTTACGATAACACCGATGCTATCGAAGAATTTGATGTTGAACTTCAGGTTCAGTGGTGGGAAGCTGTTGGAAACGGTGGTTCTATTGCCTGATAAATAGGAGAATAGAACGCAAACTTTATTCATGGCTAGACTCTTTGGTTTCTCTATTGAGGACAACGAGGATAAATCTAAAAGTATTGTCAGTCCCGTCCCCCCGACAAACGAGGATGGGGCTGATTTTTACGTATCCACGGCTTTCGGTAGTCAGACCATCGATCTCGAAGGTGTCTATAGAAGTGAGTATGAACTTATTCGTAGATATCGTGAGATGGCACTTCACCCAGAGTGCGATCAGGCAATTGAAAACGTAGTTAATGAAGCTATCGTTAGTGACCTTGATGATTCTCCAGTTGAGATTGATCTTAATAATCTGAAAGCAAGTGATGGTATCAAAGACAAGATCAGAAAAGAATTCAAACATATCAAAGATCTGTTAGATTTCGATAAGAAGGCACACGAAATCTTCCGTAACTGGTATGTCGATGGTAGAATTTACTACCACAAAGTCATTGATCTCAAGAGACCTCAAGATGGTATTCAAGAGGTAAGATACATTGACGCACTGAAGATGCGTTATGTCAGAAAAGAAAAGGATCAAAATAAAGATAGAGGTGACATTTTCAACAATGCCAACATTGCTGAAAATCAAAGGGTAGTATTCCCTGAGATGGAGGAGTATTTCATGTATACTCCCAAAATCAACTACCCAACCACAGTCCCAACTTACGGTGGCGGAACCAAGGGAGTTAAGATTTCTAGAGATTCTATCTCTTATTGTACTTCTGGTCTGGTAGATAGAAACCGTCACACCGTTCTTTCTTATCTGCAGAAAGCAATCAAGTCTCTCAATCAACTGCGTATGATTGAAGACTCTCTGGTTATCTACAGATTGTCTCGTGCTCCAGAACGTCGTATTTTCTACATTGACGTTGGTAATCTTCCTAAGGTAAAGGCAGAACAATATTTGCGTGACGTAATGAATCGTTACCGCAACAAACTTGTTTACAATGCCACCACTGGTGAGATTCGTGATGACAAGAAGTACATGTCTATGCTGGAAGATTTCTGGCTGCCCAGAAGAGAAGGTGGACGTGGCACTGAAATCACCACTCTGCCTGGTGGTCAGAACTTAGGTGAACTTGCTGATATTGAATACTTCCAGAAGAAACTCTATAGATCTTTGGGTGTTCCCGAATCCAGAATGCCTGGTTCTGGTGATGGTTTCAACCTGGGTCGTTCTTCTGAGATTCTCCGTGACGAACTTTCCTTCAGTAAGTTTGTCGGTAGACTGCGTAAGAGATTCAGCAATCTGTTCCTGGATATGCTGAAGACTCAACTTCTGCTCAAGAATATTGTTACTCCCGAAGATTGGGAGAAGATGTCTGAGCACATTCAGTTCGATTATCTGTATGACAATCACTTTGCCGAACTGAAAGAAAATGAATTGATGACAAATAGACTTGCTCTGCTTCAGCAAGTTGAACCTTATGTCGGTAGATACTACTCCACCGAGTATGTCCGCAGAAAGGTTCTTCAGCAGAAGGATCAAGAAATCATCGAAATCGATCAGCAGATTGAAGACGAAATCGAACGTGGTATCATTCCAGATCCTAATGAGCAGATGCTAGAAATGGAACCTGGAATGTCACCCGAAGGTCAACAACCACCTGAAGAAAATGTCCGTCAAAGAGGAAACGATATGACGGATACTGATCTGGATGTTGGCGTAATATAAATAATCGTTAGACAATAGTATTTAAAACATGGAAGACGTTATTGATCTTATTGCCACTGATTCTTCTGCGTCTGAAATTAGTGACAAAATCAAAGATGCTCTCTACAGCAAAGCTGCTGAAAGAGTAGATGCTTTGAGACCAGTCGTTGCTAATTCTCTCTTTGGTGGTGAAACTGAAGATGAAACTGAAGTAGAACCCGAGGAGGACTGATGAGCAACAGAACTTTATTAAAAGCAAATGAAGTTGATTTACCAACAACAGCTGGTGCAGGTGTAAGTTTCACCGAAGCCACTCTTGTTAGGTTGGTCAATACTACAGCATCTACCAATATTGTTGTAACAGTTCAAGAAACCAGAGGTGGTACAGGTGTTGGTACATTCACCATCCCTGGTGGCACCGTAGAGTATCTTGAAAAAGTAGCATCACACACAGTCTTTGCCAGTGCGGCAGGACTTAGAGGTGTAAAAGTAGGATTCACTGGATAAACAAATGAAACTTATCAGAGAAGAAATCGAAAGCGTAGAGGT